ATCATGCGGGGGCCTTTCTTTTAAGGAGCAAACATGCCTACTGGCACCAACAACGTGGCCAACGTCTCCACCACCAAGGGCGTGAGCGGCGGCTACTTCTATTCCGCACCGTCCACCGCGACAGCGCCGACCGACTTCTCGACCGCGCTTCCCGCCGACTTCGTCTGCCTCGGCTACATCTCCGAGGACGGCGTGGCCGAGACCATCGAGACCGACACCACCAACCTCAAGGACATGAATGGCGACGACGTGTACACCGTCACGTCCAGCCGCACCGAGACCATCAAGGCCACCCTGCTCGAGGTCGCTGCGGCCCCGCTGAAGGAAATCTACGGTCAGGACATGGTGACCACCGACTCCAACGGCAACATCATCGCCAAGCATGGCGGCCACACCAGCCCGAACCGCATCTACGTGCTGGAGCTGGTGCTGCGCGACGGTCGCCAGTGGCGTCAGGTCGTTCCCGCCGGGCAGGTCACCGAGGTGGGCGACCTCTCTCTGGCCGCTGGCGAGGGCGCTGGCCGCGAAATCACCATCACGTGCAACGTGGACTCCACTGGCGTGTCCGTCTACGACTACATCGAGGCGGTGGCCTAGTTGATCACTTTCGAGTTCGAGGGCCAGCAGTTCGAGGCCAACGACGATGTGCTGACGGACTACGAGTTCGTCGCGGACGTTCTCACAGCCGACGAAGACCCCAAGGCCATGATTCGCTGCTTCCAGACGTTGTTCTGCGGCAAGGACAGGGAGTACGCCCGAGCAATCGGTGGCAAGGTCGACAAGATGGGCGAGCTTCTGACGGCGGCCATCGCAGCGGCTGGCGAGGACGCAAAAAACTGATACAGCTCGCAAGGCTCATGCGCGACAGGCCGTGCGAGCTTCGCGCCGACTTCCAGCAGACCTACGGACTCAACCTAGACGGCATGGGCGTGGACTACTCAATCGCCCATGCCGCCTGTCTCGCCGCGCAGCTGCCCCCAGGGGCGCGCGTCTGGCGCGGCACCGCGGACGAGTGGGGCACCGACACCTACCTGCTTGACTGCATGGAGCACATGCTGCGCGTGCTCGCGTGGCAGCAGACCGAGGACGCTGCGAAGCGGCGCAACTTCCCGAAGCCCATAGAGACACCAGCCAGCCGCGCCCAGCTCGAGCAGAGGGTCGCGCACTCACTCGCCAACAGGGCGATGGTGGATGCCGTGCTGGCGCGGAAGAGACCCCAAGGGGGTGAGTAAGTGGCAGGAGAAATCGCATCCGCGTTCCTCTCCATCTACCCGAAGCTGGAATCCAAGGCCGTCGCCAACGAGATAGGTAAGGGCATGAGCGGCGCTGGCAAGTCGGCTGGCTCGTCCTTCGCGGACGGTGCCAACGCGGCCATGAAGTCGGGCATGGGCAGCGCGGGACAGACGGGCGCGCAGTCCCTCGCCGACGGCTTCAGCGCCGCCAAGGTGGCCGTGGGCCACGTCATCGGCGAGCTGGCGCTGGACGCGGCCAACGAGTTCAAGGAGCGCTTCAGCGACGGCATCGAGCAGTCCGACGCGCTGCAGAAGTTCGCAAGCACGATGGAGTTCGCGGGCTTCGACACGGGCGAGATTGAGCGCGTACAGAGCGCCATGAAGACCTACGCCGACCAGACCGTGTACGACCTCGGCGAGGTCATGGCCACCACGTCGAAGCTCGCCGCGAACGGCACGGCGGACTTCGACACGCTGGTGCAGGCCATCGGCAACCTCAACGCGGCTGCTGGCGGCGATAGCGCGTCGTTCGGCTACCTCGCCAACGCCATCACGCAGGTGAACGGCGCTGGCAAGCTCATGTCGCAGGACTGGAACCAGATCGTGAACGCCCTGCCCGGCGCTTCTGGCGCAATCCAGAACGAGCTGCTGGCCATGGGCGCATGGGACGAGTCCATGGGCAGCTTCAGGGACGCGCTCTCCAACGGCGAGATCACGGCCGAGGAGTTCAACACGGCCATCACCAATCTGGGCATGACCGACGTGGCGCAACAGGCCGCGACCTCGTCCGCGACCTTCGAGGGGGCCATGGGCCAGCTCGACGCGAGCGTGACCAACACCATGCAGGGCATCTACGACAGCCTGAACGAGAACGACCGCATCACCAACGCCATCAACGGGCTGGCGTCGGCATTCGAGGTCGTGTCCCCGTACGTCTCGGGGTTTGCAGACGCGGTGGGCGACTTCGTGGAGTTCATATCGCCAGCCGTCCCCGTGATAGCCGGCGTGGTCGCTGGCATCGGTGCCATGAGCGCGTTCTCGGGCATCGCTGGGATTGTGACCACGCTCACCACGGCGTTCGGCGGCCTCGTGACCGTCGTGACCACGTTCGGCGGGCCACTCGCGGCGCTCGCGGCAGCCCTGGGCGGCTTGCCCGTGCTCATCGCCGCAGTCGTGGGCGGCATCGTCGCGTTCATCGCCACGAACGAGGACGCACAGGCCGCGCTGCTCTCCGTCTGGGAGGGCATCAAGTCAGCCGTGAGCGCCGCAGCCGACGCAATCGTGACCTACGTTCCGCAGAAGTTCGCCGAGCTGGTCGCTGGCGCGCAGACGGCGTTCACCAACCTCCAGACCGCGGTCACCACCACGTGGAACAACATCAAGACCGCAGCGACTACCGCCGCCGCCGCGCTCGTGAATGGGGTAATCGGCAAGATAAAGAGCATCGTGGCCAGCGTGCGGAGCACGTTCAACAGCGTGAAGGAGGCCATCATGACCCCCATCAACGCTGCCAAGAGCGCCGTGCAGAGCGCCATCAGCAAGATAAGCAGCATCATCCGCGGCGTGAAGCTCCAGCTCCCGCACATCAAACTGCCGCACTTCTCCGTGAGCGGCGGCAGCGCGCCGTGGGGAATCGGCGGCAAGGGCAGCCTGCCGAAGTTCAGCGTCTCGTGGTACGCGCGCGGCGGCTACTTCGACCAGCCGACCCTCTTGGCTGGCGTGGGCGAGAAGGGCGGGGAGTTCGTCTGGCCCAGCTACGCTCCGTACCTCGACCGCTACGCGGACGCATTGGCATCCCGCATCGGCGGCGGCAACGGCGGCGTGAACGTCTACCTGACCTACAACGGCAGCGGCGACGCTACCGAGCTCGTGAACACGCTCACGCGCGACCTACGCATGATGCGAATGACGGGGGCGATATAGCATGGCGGTCGCAATCACCAAGAAGCCCACCGGCGGCGTGTGGTCGCTCGCAGTTGCGCGCGACGCGTACAAGATGGCCGCCACGTGGAAGGTGCCCGACTCGCTCACCAGCGAGAAGAGCAAGAGCCGCGCAACGCGTCTGGCTATCTCGTGGTACATCGGCATCACCGGGGTCGACCCGCGCCGCATGACGGACACGGGCAACATGACCGCGACCTCGAACAATCTGCTGCTCTATGACTTCACCATCGGCAACAGGCACTACGACCGCTCCAGCTTCTACCCGCTGACGAGCACGAAGCTCTGGTATGTCACGTGCAAGGTTCAGGCGCACAACGACAAGGGCTGGTCGCCCGTCGCACCGTCCGTCACCTACAAGTTCGAGCCGCCGCGCCACCCGTCCATCAGCCAGTACAGCGTGGACACCGATACTGGCGTGATCTCGACCAGCATCGTGACCGACCCCGGCGTTGACAGGTTCGAGCGCTACGACACCGAGTACTACTGGCAGGTGCGCAACACCACCACGGGCCAGATGCTCAAGAACGAGCACTCCGCGCTGCGCTGGGGGACGATAAACCTCAGCGTCAACGTTTCCGCGCTGCAATCGCTGGGCACGGGCTACGTGGAGTGCGTCTGCAGGGCGCGGGCACGCGGCTTCGCGGGGACGAGCGAGTGGGTGGAACGCAAGTACTACCTTGCGTTCCCGAACTCACCCATTATAAGGAGCATCGACGCTCCGACTGGCACCACCGGCACGGTCGTTGCCTACATCAACGTGAACCGCACTACGCAGCACCCCGTCACGAAGGTGCAGCTTCAGGCGCTGGTTGACTCCGAGTACGCGACCATCGAGGAGGCGTCCGCGGCCTCCAGCGAGTGGGAGAACGTCGGCGCGCCAGACGATGGGGCGTGCTCGGCGCTGGCGGTCAACGTCGCCGACGTGCGGCCTACCACCGCTGGCCGCCACTCGTGGCTGCGCGTGAGGGCCGTGGACGTCATCGACAACCTGCTCGTCGCCTACAGCGCGCCGATGGAGCTGACCACGCTCTACCGCCCCGCGTACTCAGCGACGGGCGACACCGTGGCCATCGTGAACGGCGTGCCAGGGGCCGACGGCGAGAGCGCCGTCATGACGCTGGGCTGGGACGATGACGGGAGCGACGGCACGGAGCTGTCTTGGTCTAACGAGCAGGACACGTGGCGCAGCACCGACGAGCCTGACACCTTCAACGTGCTCTACGACGACGGGCCGCTGACATACGGCACCGACTCCTACGACCACTCCGCGACCATCACCATCAAGGGGCTGGACGAGGGGCAGACAACCTACGTCAAGGCGCGTAGGTACTCCGAGGGCGCGGACGAGACCACCTACGGCCCGTACTCCGAGACGTACATGGTAACGCCAGCCATCGTCCCCGCTGCGGTCGTGCTTGACGCACCCGCCTACGTGGCAGAGGGGCGAGACCTCACGCTCACGTGGACGTATGACGGCGGGGCCGCGCAGGACGCGTGGAGCGTGCTCGACGGCGCTGGCACGGTCGTTGCGAGCGGACAGACCGCGCTGGGGACGTGCACCATCGAGGCCGAGAGGCTGGCATCGCTCGCCACTGGCGGCACGCTGGCGCTCTCCGTCATGGTGAGCATGGGCGGCGCTTGGGTCACGAGCGCGGCTAAGACCGTCACCATCGTTGAGGCCCCGAACCTCACGGCGACCACCGCCGCGACGCTCGCAGCCCAGCCGATGGCCATCAGCGCCACGTGCGACGCTGCCGATGCCGCGCTCACCGTGATCGTGACCTCCAACGGGGCGAGCGGCTGCGGCCCGGCTGGCATGCAGGTGCAGGCCGCTGGCGACGTGGTGTGGTCTGGCGTGGTCGCGCCCGAGTGGACGAACGGCGCGGCCACCGTGACGCTGCCCGACGGGCTGGCGTTCGCGGATGGGGCTACGTACGTGGCCACCGTGACGGCGACCTCGCCCTCCACGGGGCTATCGTCCGATACGGTCACGGCCACTACCGCAGTGGCGTGGAGCCATCAGGCACCCGACCCCGAGGACTGCGCGACAGTCACGACCGACCCCGTGGCCAAGACCGCGACCATCGCGCTCACGGCACCTACTGGCAGCGTCACGACCGACAGGTACGACATTTACAGGTTGACGCAGGACGGCGCGCAGCTCATCGGCGAGGGCTACCCGCTCGATGCCACCGTGACGGACGACTACGCCCCGTACGGCGACGGCATGGAGCTGGCGTACCGCGTCGCGCTGCGCACCGCAGACGGCGACGTGCGGTGGACGGACGCGGCCTACGAGCTGGGCGGCTCCGCCATCCGCATCGACTGGGCGGGGCAGTCCGTGGAGCTGCCGTACAACATCGCCATCAGCGACGGCTACGCGAAGAGCGTGGACGTGCACGAGTACCTCGACGGCTCGACCGATGCGTTCTTCAACCAGGGCATCCGCAGGACGGCCAAGCTCTCGACCGACGTGATGCGGCTCACCGATGCCGACACCATCGCGGCGGTGCTCGAGCTGGCGCACCACGTCGGCCCCGCGTTCGTGCGCACGCCGACGGGCGCGGCCTACGAGGCCGACGTGCAGGTTGAGAGCGTAGCGCCCACGAGCCAGCTGGCGGCGGTAAGCGTCAACGCGACGGAGGTAAGGCTGACGAGCGCCTACATGCTGCCGCCCTACGACGTGGAGGATGATGACTGATGCTCGACTGGCAGCGCTCCTACGCGTCAACGTGGCGCGTGTACCGCGTGAACCCCGCGACGTGGGCTGACGCGGAGCTGGTAGGTGGCATCGACTCCATCACGGTCACCAAGGACGCGACGGGCGACGCGCCGCTCATGGAGAGCGGCACCGTCAAGGCCACCAACGCGACCATCCCGCGCGGCTACTACCGCATCGCAATGCTCGCCGAGCAGGACGGCGCGACCGAGCGCGTGGACGTGGCCACGCTTGAGCTGGTGCGCAACGGCGGCACGCTCGACTACGGCGTGCCGACCGACTCGATCACGGCGCGCAGCGTGCTCTACCCCGCGTCGGTCTGCGAGCTGTCCCCGTCGCAGTACGCCCCCGCTGGCAGCGACGGGGCCGAGTACGCGGCGGCGCTGCTGCGGCTCAACTGCGTGGCTCCCGTGACCGTCGACGGCGCGGGCTTCCCGCTCGCCGCGAACGTCGTGCCGGAGGAGGGCGAGGACGCGCTCTCGATGGCATGGCGCGCCTGTGACGCTGGCGGCCACGTCATACGCGTCATGGGCGACGGCACCATACACGTCACGCCGATGCCGACCGAGCCGACAATCACGCTGGACGGCACGAGCGCGTCGCTCGTCCAGCCGTCAATCGGCTACGGCGACACCTACGACGGCATCCCGAACAGGCTCACCGTGCGCGAGGGCGCGAACCGCGTCACCGTGACCAACGAGGACGAGGGCAGCCCGACCAGCTACCAGCAGGTGGGCTACTGGATTGACGCGAGCGAGCGCAACCCCACGCGCGTGGGCGGCGAGACGCTGGATGCCTACGCGCGGCGCATGCTGGCCGAGCGCTCGACCGTGCGCATGGAGCGAACGTACAAGCGCAAGTGGTGGCCCGACGTGTATCCCTACGACCTTGCGCGCGCGTCCCTGGCATCCGCGCGGCTGGACGGCGACCTGCGCATAGAGCGCCAGTCGCTCGAATGCGGGGCTGGCATCACCGTGACCGAGCGTGCAGTGATGGAGGTATCGACATGGCAATGATTGACCCGAGCGCCGTCTGGGACTTCGCAGCAGAGGTCGTTGGAGCCGCGCGCCGCGACCGTGGCCGCACGAGTGCGACCGTCACGCGCGTCGACGCGGACGGCACCACGTGGGTGACCACTGGCGACGGCGGCGAGGCTCCCGCTGGGAGCGTGGCGGCTGGCGTGAGCGTGGGCGACACCGTGACGCTCGACTGGGACGGCTCGAGCATGGGCATCAGCTCCAACGTCAGCAACCCCGCGCCGTCTGGCAGCACCATCCGTCGAGCCGTAGACCGCGCGCGCAGAGTGGCGAACGCGGCGCAGAAGGTCGCCGATGCCGTCAACCAGCACTTCTTCGCCGACACCAACGGCATCCACGTGACGGAGGCCACGCAGGAGGATTGGGACGTGAACCATAGCGGTGCCAACGTACTCATCAACAGCATTGGTCAGCTGTTCCGCGACGGCCTTAACAACCTGCTCACGCTCACGACCGAGAGCGGCGCACGCGCGCTCACCATTTGGGACGGGCTGGGCAACACTGCCGAGCACGTGGTGGCGACCTTCGCTGGCGATGGAATCGGCCTCGCGGGTGACGCATTCCACCTCACCTCGACAAAGGCCACCTCGCAGAGCGGAGTCGAGCACGTCACGTCTGAGATGGCGATGGATAGCGCGAACGGCAGCTACAAAGTCAGCTCCTACATCAACACCGACACGTACCTGTCCGACCAGCTGAGCGACCTTCTCGGGCAGATGCGGCTTGGTCTAACCACTGGTGACTCGACCTTCTCCGACACATACGAGTCTCCGAGCATCAACATGTACGCCACCGCCGACACCTCGTCGATGACGGCTGCGGCTGACAAGGTGTCCGTAGTGGCGGATGACCAGATGGAGCTTCATGCCAACCAGTACTCGATGGAGGGCGTTAACGGCACCAGCAACACGTGGTCAGTCCCCGCTGGCACCGTCCTTTGGTCTGCGAGCAGCGGATGGCAGATGGCCGCGAACGTGACGGCCACCCTCAGCCACCCGATTTCGAGCTGCCCGTCCGGCATCGTGCTCCACTGGCAAGCCTACGCGAACAACGCCACGCAGGACTACGATCATGTCTACACCTTCATCCCCAAGCAGCACGTGGTCGCAAACGCTGGCAGCGGCATGGTCTGCCAGCTCGCAAACGGCGGCTTCGGGTTCGTGGGCACCAAGTACGTCTACGTCCACGATGGCAAGGTCGTGGGCCATTCGAGCAACACGACCACTGGCACGGCGAGCGGCATCACCTACAACAACGGACATTGGGTACTGACCCAAGTCATAAGCGCGTAGGTGGTGGCCATGGCAATTCATTGGGACACCATCATCACGGGCCTCATCTCAGCCGCCATCCTTTGGGGCGTGCGCGTGCTCACCAAAGCGCTCAAGGACTACAGCGCGGAGAGCAAGGCGTGGCGCTCGTCGCTCGACACCAAGCTCGACGCCATCACGGACGCGACGCAGACCACCATGCGCACGCAATTGCTACATATGAGCGAGAAGTACCTCACGCGCGGATGGGTCACGCCCGAGGAGCGCGCGGCCCTGTGCGACATGCACGCCAAGTACGCGGCATTGCACGCAAACGGCTACATCGACGGATACATGCAACGGGTCAACCAGCTACCAGACAAGGAGATTTGACCATGACCTACCTGCTACCGAACCGCGTCTACGACCTCATCAAGTACGTGGTCACCGTGATTCTACCTGCCGTCTCGGTCGCATATGTCGGCCTCGCGGCAATCTGGGGCTGGCCGTATGCGGACGAGGTCTCGCGCACCTTTGCAGTCGTGTACACCTTCCTGTGCGCCGTCATGGGCATCTCGCAGCTCACCGCGAAGGAGTAGACATGGCAGACGGCATCACGCGCGGCACCACGCCGAGCATCACCGTGACCGTGCCCATGGACTTGACGGGCTACACCTGCTACCTCTCCATCGGGCGCAAGCCGCGAGCCCCGTTCTTCACCGCCGACAACTCGCAGATGGTGGCCGAGTACGGCGAGACGAGCACGCTCACCTTCACCCTAACTCAGGAGCAGACGCTCGCGTGCAAGGCTGGCAAGGCGCTCGTCCAGCTGCGCATCATCGACGGTGACGCGGCGCTGGCATCCACTATGGCCGAGGTCGAGATTTTCGACATCGTGAAGGATGGTGAGATAAAGGATGAGTACTAGCGTCGAGTTCCCGAACGGCGTGAGCATCGACGTGGACTTCCCCGAGCCAATCGCGCTAGACCT